TGTTAGAAAATATCCTAGTACAGATATTATCAAAAATGGTTACGGGTGGAGTGAGTTCCAAAAACATCTTGAAGAAGGAGGACAAGTAGATCCCTTCCAGAGTCCAGCGGAGGAACTTATATCTAAGCTAGACCAAGTAGACCAAGAGGTGGCAACAGGCTACCTAGAACTCCTAGAGTACAATGGTAATAAGTACTACCCAGATGAGAGGGCTATCCTAGCTTCCTTCAGTAGTCTAGCTTATCTTCCCTCAGATTATACTAAGGAGTGGAAGACTGCTGATAGGATGAAGGATGGTATCAATAGTGTTAAAGTAGTGCTGGATAAGGAGGGACTCGCTGGTCTAGCCCTGACTCTACTAGCTCGCCAAGGTGCTGTATGGGACGCTGGTGAAGCTAAGAAGGTAATACTTAAAGCTAAGAAGGTAATACTTAAAGCTAAGAAGGTAATACTTAAAGCTGAGTATGGAGGATAAGTATGGCATGTCTAGGAGCCACTGGGAGTACCTGTACAGGTCTTACCTCGGATGAGGGATGTGTACCCCCAAAAGTATATAACGCTGGACTACCAGAGCTAGAGCATACTCATCTATCCTTTGATGGTACTAAGTTCATAGCTGATTGGTTACCTACACCCTCTTACCCTACTCATATCATCAGGGGATTCATAAGGGCGATAAATGTACCTAGCTTTACACAGGATGGCATTAGCTATGTCTCTAGAGATACGGACCACATAGACTTAACTAATGGTGGAGATATAGTCCTAGGTAAGTTTTATAGGATAAATATAAGACTGGAGAGTGATACAGAGTTTGGTAGGACTATAACCCTAGAGGTTAAAGCAGAGGTATTCAACGAGTTCCCCATAGGTCTAGATCTGCTAGTGCATGGATCTGAAGATGTACTTATAGGTGCAGAGTATATCTATGTATAAATTAAGGAGGTATGTAAGTAATGGCTAGACAGTTATCAGAGATAAATACTAGTGGAGAGTTAACAGGTATTAAGTTAGGAGGTACTGCTACTGAGAAGTCTGTGGCTACCCAGGAGTATGTAAATCAACCTAGGACAGTAGTCCCATTTACGCCACAAGTAGTACCACCTACTCACTTAGAGGGTCAAGTATTCTATGATGAGCCTACTCACTCCTTCAGTATCCATAGTGATATAGTTAATGTAGCTCTTAATGTGGGACAAGAGCAGTACATGAGGATCATTAATAAGACTGGGAGTACTATACTTAATGGTAAAGCGTGTAGACAGAATGGAGTAGATGTAGCTACTAATCTCCCTCAGGTAGCCCTCGCTATAGCTAATACTATTGATAACTCTAGGATACTCGGAGTAGCTACTCATAATATACTTAATGGTGCTGAGGGCTTCATAACAACCTTTGGTAGAGTGGGAGACTTAGATACTACAGCGCATACCCTAGGTCTAGCTATCTACCTCAGTGATACCGTAGCTGGAGACTATACTAATGTTAAGCCTGATATTGTAACTCAGGTTGGTGGTACAGTAGTCTCAGATTTGACTACAGGTGCTATCCAGGTATCTATACTTAACCATATAGCACTACCTACACTCTTTGGTATACTCCAGGATGTTCCAGATATCTATTCGCTTCCTGGTAATACTACATGGGAAGATATTAATAATTACCAGATGAGTCAAGGTACCGTACTTAGCGTTAACCCTACGACAGGGTTAATTACTCTACCTAATGATGGTTGGTATAGACTTAACTTCAGTACCAGTGTCACCGTAGCCTCAGCGAGTCTTGAAGGGAATGTAGTGCTCTTCAGATTATGGAATGATACTCAGAGTACTGTATTAGCTACTACTCAGCTTGATGTTGACTCAGGTAAGCTTACGGAGTCTAGGTCAACCTCTAATCCCATCTTAGTTGTAGCAGGGGATGAAGTAGTTATGCAGATAGGCTCTGAGGATAGCTCATCTAATCTAGTGTTTGATAGTGTATCCTTCGATATAACTAGTATAACTATAACCTGATACATGGGTATAGAGTGTGAGTAGTAGGCTGTCTAAGATAAATTTAAGATAAATCAGGAGATACGAGAGATGGCAATTAATGAGAGCATAACAGGATCTGGTTTAGGGAATGATGAGAGGGAGATATGGAATAACTACTTCGGTACTCTCTTGACCAAAGCAGAGGGCCTAGCTCTAATCCCAGTAGAGGAGCTAGAAGATGCTTAAGTATACTCTAGTATCCCTACTCCTACTTAGTGGATGTGCTACGGCATATGATGTAGATCTCTGGAAGGAGCATGGTGCTAGTGTAAGGTCAGGTCATACCTCCTCCGCTAAGATAGTTGAGGCTAAGACTATGGCTATCTCAGGATTATCTATATGTCCTGAGTATACTCATACTGAGAGTATACTTATGAGGGTTATCCTTGGTGGTAATATAGAGCGCATCACTGTACCTAAGTTCATAGTTAAAGCACCTAGGCTTAACACGGATAACGTAGAGCCACTGACTAAGGCTACTGTTGGGTTAGCCCCATTCTTAACTATAGAGCGTATAGTTGATAAGACTGCTGGAGAGATTGGAGATGAGAACTATAGTACTGAGGGTGGAGACATTAAGGTGAGTAAGACAGAGGTACATACAACTACTGCTGGAGATGATAATAACATAAGTACTGGCTATGAGAGTACGGATACTACGGAGAGGGATGAGGAGATAAAGGAAGAGATAGATGGAGGGACTACAGATGGAGCCTTATAGTAGCACCTGTAGTGAACATAATGATCTAAGCGGAGTGGTGAATACTATCAAGGGACAACTATCTATACTCTTAAGTCTCGTAGTAGTACTTATAGCTGGTATGACCTTTGCTATATCTCAGAATCATAAGGCGGAGATGAAGCTAGCTGATGTGACTAGGGACCTCTCCAGTACTAAGGAGATGAAGCTAGCTGATGTGACTAGGGACCTCTCCAGTACTAAGGAGATGATCATAGCCTCTAAGAACTTACATGATTTAAGATTAGCTAAACTAGAGGATGGCTTCAGCTCCATAACCTCTTTCTGTTGTGGAGAACTAGATGCCCTATAATAAACTAGATATTAAAGTAAGACCAACAAGAGAAGATAGGAACTGGGAAGTACTTGAGTCATTTACCTATAAGGGTATTCAAGTACCTAGAGGATTTACTACGGATGGAGCAAGTGTACCTAAGTACTTAAGGAACATCTTCCCACATGGTGGGCGTAAGTTTGCTCCAGCAGTACTGCATGACTTGCTTTATAGGAGTGTGGACCATAACTTCTCTAGAGAGGAGGCCGATAAGTTATTCCTAGATGCTATGGTATTTAATGGAGTAGGTAATATAGAGGCTAAGGTATTGTACCTAGGAGTTAAGTACTTTGGGTTCCTTACATGGAATAAGATTAGGAGGGAGGTATAGATGGCTGATAACGATGGGACTACTTTTGTAGATCCTAATATAAACATACTACCAGATTATGCTACTCAAGGAGTACTTAACTTACCTACTCCACCTACTACGGATACCCAAGGAGCTGTTGATAAGTCAAAGGAGGTTTATGGAGCCGTAGATCCAGGTACAGTACCTACTGACTATGCTGATGTAGATGTTGAGGGTATTGATGCTACGTTCGGGCCAGGAGAGGACTATGTAAGCCCCTCAGCGACTGTGGCAGGACAACTTAACTCCCTCCTAAGTAGAGACAGTAGATATATTAAACAGGCCCGTAGGCGGTCAGCAGAGGCCTCTCAGGAGCGTGGGTTACTTAATACTAGTTTAGGAGCTGGAGCAGGAGAGGCAGCAGCTATAGAGGCTGGTCTTCCTATTGCTCAACAGGATGCTAAGACGTATGCAGAAGCTCAGGCTAAGCAACAAGCTAGTGAGTATGAGTTCATTAGTGATGTAGCTAGGACTGAATTAAGTGGTAGGTTAACTATACAAGAGTCTGAGACTAAGATGCAGAATCAGATCGTACAGAATACCTTCGATACTGCTATAGCTCAGGCTAGCGATGAGAGCAAGGCGTGGTTCCAGGGAGCGCAGAATGATTATAATGCTAATATGAAGGGCTTTGAGACTCAGCTCCAAGGTATAATTAATGAGCAAACCTTTGATGCCTCTGTTAAAGAGAGCCTAATGGCCTCTTCAGCTACTACTATGCAGAATTATCAACTCTCTGTGGAGACGTTACTCCTTAACTCAGATATACTCCAGATGCTTAAGCAAGAGGGTGGTCCTGCTGCTGTCCAATCTCTACTAGATAACCTTAGAGATAGAACTGCTGATGCTCTTAACTTTCAAGGAGCCGCTGCTGGTGAGTCTGAGTTTATGGCAGGTATTGTAGAGGACTTCATGGCTAGTGGTACTATAGTAGATCCTGATGTTAACTATGGTGATTCTAAAGATACCCCTATCAGTGGGTTAACTAAGCCTGTCCCTGAGGGAACAGTGAAGAATCCAACGCCATGATTAAAGAGGCTACCATACTAGACTTAGCGGAGATAGAGGAGCTGATGTCAGAGTTAGAGGGTATCAATTGCCATGAGTATGTAAGGCATACTCTACTGCACCCCAACTACCACTGGTTCTATAAAGTAGGGACTGCTATGGTATATGACCCTATGGATAATGGTAGGTTCAATATGCATATCTATAATAAAAGTAGAGGTGATAGAAGGCTAAGAGACTGGTGTATACGAACTGGCTCATGGATCTTCGATAATACTGAGGCTAAGAACTTAATTAACTTTGTTAAGATAGAGAGGAGAGACCTTAGATTCTTTATGGCATCTATAGGCTCCGTTAAGGTAGGCCAAGTAGGTGATGAGTTAATTTATAATATCTCTAGAGAAGATAGAGCTAGAGCTGAGAGGAGACTAGAGCAATGACAGGGTTTGTAGCAATTGGTGCAGTAATAGGTACATGGATGGGTGGCGCTGTTGGAGGAGCTATAGCAGCCAGTGCCATAGCCTCCGCAGCAGTAGGTGTGGTTGCCTCAGCAGTAGTGGGTGCAGTAATAGGTGGCTTAGGCTCCGCAGTAAGCGGTGGAGATATAGGTAAGGGTATGCTCTTTGGTGCTATTGGAGGTCTTGCTGTTGGTGCAGCCTTCGGTACTGGTATAGCAGGAGCTATGGGTGGTGGTACTGAGGTCTCTAGTGCAGCAGCTACTGGTGGGGCATACTCCTCTACTTCCTCTGCTTCTGCTGCATCCCAACTAGCTGCTGCTGAGTCTGCTGCTGGTATTATTACGAGTACTGAGAGTACTGAGAGTACTGAGATCACAGCAGGAGAGGAGTTAGCATTTGCTGCATTAGGTGAAGGTGGCAAGATGCTCTATGAGGGGCAGCAAGCTGGTGAAGCCGCTGATCTGGCTAAGGAAGAGGCTGATAAGAATAGAGCCTTCTTAACTATGCAGCAGGATAAGGACTTAGCTAATGCTCTAGAGAGAGCTAAGATAGCTTCCGCTGGACTCGAACCAGAGTTCTGGTTAGCTGAGAAACAGGCATTGAAGAAGAGTGATATTGATCAGGCAATACGGCAATACCAAGCTAAAGTAGATACTGATGTTGGTGCCTCTAGTGAGTCCTATGCTGGTATAGCGGAGGGCATCAATAAGTTAGACCTACCAGCTAGAGGTAAGTTTACTGGTGATCCAGAGGGAGTGTTATCTATCTCTAAGATAGGGAGTCAAGCATAATGGCTACTGATGCTAAAGAGTTTAGAGAGACTAGGATGAGTAGGGAGTCTAGGACTACTGGAAATACTGGTGTCCTTGATCAGATGAGGGCTGTTAGAGAGAGTAGGAAAGACCCTAGGCAATACTATGAGGAATATGGCTTCTCGGCTACTCCAGAGCAGTATGAAGGTATGCAAGCTAGTGATAAGGAATTTAGTGGAGCCGTTGGGGATGCTCAAGGTATGCTTGATACCGCTAGTGGAGATTTAGATACAGCTATTAAGTCTGCCTATGATACCTTAGGTACCCCTGAGAGTATGGCTAATACTGCATGGGAGAAGGATAAGAGTAACTGGATACCCGTAGCAGTGTACAACAAGAATAAGCTAGAGGCTACCTATATGCTACCTAGGGATATAGCTGGTAATCTTAAGGCTGAAGTATTCACTGGTGAAGAGGGTAAGTATGAGTCCCACTTCTTTAATAATGAGGGTGGAGTCATGGATGATGATATAGGTAGTGCTACTAGACTCCATGTTGATGTAACTCCAGTAGGTATAGGCTCCGCTTATGGCAAGGAGTTACATGAGGCTCTTAGTGGTACTGTGAGTAGCTACGAGAGTGCCTTCATGACTAATGCTCTTGATCAGGCTACTGGAGTATACCAACAGGGTGTTAAGGATATACGTGGTGCCTATGGCACAGCCTTAGGGGATCTTAATGAACAGCAGGGTATACTTACTGGCTATGAGACAGATAGAGCTGCTAAGTATGGAGCAGAGAGGACTAGGTATAGCGATAGACTTAAGACTATGCAGAAACTCTTTGGTAATATATCAGTAGGATAATATAATGGCAAATAAGAGAGCACAAGATAAAGTACAGAAGGTAGAACAGAAGGCACCTCAAGCAGTACCTCAGGAACAACCTAAGGTCTCCCCAGAAGTAGAGAGGAAGGTTAATGCATACATCTCAGCCCTATCTAAACTGATGCATGGTAAGGAGACTAAGAACCATGTATACAAGATGCTCCAATCAGGTGAGCCTATGGTGACTATACCTAGGTCAGCTATTGAGATTAATAGACAGGCTGAGGAAGCCTTCAAGAGGGGTGGGGCTACCCCAGATCTAGATACGCTATTCGCTGGATCTCAGTTCCTCATCCTAGATTTAATTGAGATAGGTAATGCTGGTGGTTTCTTCCAGTTAGACCCTCAGGACCCTAATGTCCTAGGGCCACTAGTCCAGTCTACGGTTCAACCCTATGTTGAAGAGGGACTTAAGAATGGTACGATTGACCCAGTAGAGCTACAGAATAAGATTGAGCCTATGCTTACGGATGAACAGAGAGCGCAGGGTGGACTTATGGCTCAAGAGCAAGGCATGTCTATGGAGGCTAATCAGGGAACTGCTATGGAGACCTACCGTAGGCAGGGTATACTTGATGAGAGAGGTAGGAATGCTGATATGGTTGCTAAGGCTAAGATAAAGCAGGGACAAAGAGCAGAGCAAGCAGCGCCTCAACAGCAACCTCAGGGACAACAGGGAGTACTACAGAATGGCTAATGGGATACTCGCAGCACTAGCTGGTGGCTTAAGCGGATACAGTGGAGCCTTAAGTAATCAGTATAAGATGCAGAAGGAAGATGAACAAGCTAAGCTTAAGAGTGAGAGGTTAACTTCTCTAGAGGAATTAAGAGCATCTAATAATGCTAAGCTACAGGAGACTAAGTTTACCCAGAGTAAGGAGCTTATAAATATTGGGGAGACTAATAGGGCTACTGCTTTGACTAAGGAGAGGGAGTACCAAGGGGAACAATTAACTGCGAAGAAGGAGTATGATGAGGGTGCTCTTAAGAGGGCATATGAAGCTAAGCAGGAGATAATTACTCTAGATATGGATAAGTACTCAAAGGCTAATCCTGTTGCTACCCCAGAGCAGTTAGATGATCATCACCAGATACTCCAGGGTTGGGCAATAGCAACTAAGGGACTCTCTGCTGACAAGGCTGCTGAGCTTAAGTTAAAGGCTCAAGGTATGTGGGAGGACCTAGATCCCAAGCTTAGAGATAAGAAGATAGCTCAGTATAAGAACCTTAATCGTAACTCTCTTAATCCCTCTGAAGATGCTATGCTTGAGTTTATGAATGTAGCTATATCTAATAGAAAGGGTGGTAGTGACTCAGATACTGGAGCGGCTGATATAAAGGGTCTAGCTAAGCAGTACTCTGGTGCTAAGGATAAAGTTAAAGCTTACAATATGGTACTTGATAAGTTCGGTAAGGATGTAGCTGATCAAGTTAAACTACAGGGTACAGTTGAGGAAGGTCCAGAAGTACCTAAGACTCAGATACAAAAGGAACTTGATATAATTGGTCCTGCTGCTAAAAAGCTACTAGATAAAACTAAACCTTCTCCAACTAGCCCAAGAAGACAGCAAGGGATACTAGATGGAAGCGGATGGGGAAAGAGTAAGTTCTTAGAAGGCTTAAACAGATAGAGAATTAACTTGACGGATTTATTGAATTACTAATTGAGGTAAGAGATGGGTAATATCTTTGATGATGGGGGAGACCTCTCTACATATACTATAAGACCTGAGAGTGCCTATGCTGATACACAGCGTGGGCACTTCCTGGATTACGCTAATAAGGTATACAGGGGTGGTGTAGAGGCTCTTGATATGCTTGGTCGTGGTGCTGAGACCTATGGTGCTGATAGCCTAGGCTCTGCTCTCCGCTATGGTGCTGATAAGGCCAAGGGTACTAGCTTCTATAAGCCAGATATCCAAAGCTACCTAGGTGAGGATAGTGCCTTTAAGCAGTATACTGGTGAAGCACTTGAAGCTATGACTATGTCTATTGGTGGTGCCGTAGGTGGTGCCATAGTAGGTGGTATAGTTACTGGAGGTAATCCCTTTGGTGCTGCTGCTGGTTCCTTATCTGTTATGGGGACTATGTTCCATGGTGGATCTTATAGCCATGGTATGGAGGAGGCTATTAAGTATGGCCTTAGTGGAGAGGCTGCTGAGGATTATGCTAATGAGTATGCATTGTGGGAGGTAATACCTGAGTTAATAGGTGATGCAGCACTGTTGATACCCTTCGTAGGTGGTACAGCTAAAGTAGGTATTAAAGCTATAGCTGCTGGTCTCAAGTCTGGTAAGTTCACCATCGGAGCAGTTACGGATGCTCTAGCTAATAAGGTAGGGACTAAGGCTCTAGCTCATAAGTGGCTAGGTGCTACCGGAGCTGGTGGTGGTACGGAGGTACTCACTGAGTTTGGTCAGAATATCGCTAGAGAGAATGCTGGAATGGCTAAGGCTGAGACAGACTTCTGGCATACGTTCATTGTTGGTGCGCTAGCTCAAGGTGCTCCTGGTGCTGTAGGTACTGCCTACTCTATTGATCAGGCTAATAAGATTACTGAGGGACTTAGGGCTGGTCTTAATAGTGAGGTACCTGAGGTACGTAAGTATACTATAGATCAGATCTATGAGGGTATTGCTAAGGCTGATGAGGGTCAGGCTAGTCTATTCCGTGAGTATGCTTATAACAGAGAGAAGCAGGGTCTTAAGGTAGAGCTTGGTGATAACTTCAACAAAGTCTTAAGTAATGTAGGAACTATTAGGGAGGATGCTCAGGTAAGACAGGATGCTGAGGTAGAGTACTCAGGCTATCAACCTAATGTACCTAATGCTATCCTTGAGGAAGAGAGTACTGGAGATGTACTTAAGGATGAGATAGGTCTAGCTGTTAAGAATAAGGTTGAGCAGAGTAAGGTAGAACAAGCAAGTACTGAGCGTGATGTAGAAGCAGAGGTCACAGGTACACTAGCTCAGAGAGAAGCTATACGTAGGGGTAGCCCAGGAGTTACCGGTGCCCTCACAGGACCACCTACTAGAGTAGAGGTAGTAGGAGATCAGGAGAGGGCTACGGAGGCTTATGAGCCTACTGAGGTACCTAGTGGTCCACTCTCTCAGGTAGCCTCTATACAGGGACAGCTGCCTACTGGTAAGGATATCCCCAGTACTCCTCAGACAGCTCTTGATAGGCATCATGAGTACTGGGCTGCTCCTCCTGAGATTAAAGCATTGTATGGTCGTAAGGATAAAGAGGCCATAATGGATACTACTGTAGAGGAAGTATCTAAGGTAATAGTAGGGAGGGATAAAGCTGACATAGCAGATCTATTAGAGAAGACTGACGAGCCTACTAAACAAGCTATAGTGGAGGGTACTCAAGAGGTAGCTAAAGCTAAGCAGGGGGTCGTTAGTGCCCCTACAGTGGCTGATAAGGTCAAAGCTATATCAAGTGTTAAGAAGGCTAAGAAGGATCTGGAGACAGTATATGATTACTCTAGAGAAGAGGTAGGAACCTATGTATCTCCAGAGGTAGCAGAGACTGAAGTAACTAAACCTAAACAAGATATACCACTAGAGGCTGGAGTAGAGGTTGAGAATGTAGTAGCTACGTATCCCTCAGGCTATCATGTAGTTAAGGTAACTAAGGATAGATATGTAGTACTTAAGAAGGGAGAGGAGGTTGATGCTGGTGCTCAGTATACATCTGGTGCCCAGAAGGGTGGAGCTTTAACTAATGCTAAGAAGGCTGCTGAGTCTGGGGACTTAAGTACTGGTACTAGGGTAGGCCAAGCTGGACGTAAGACTAAATCTCAGAAGGTAGCTGGAGAGAAGAGGACTAGGGACATAGGGACACAGGAGAAGGAGGATGTTACCCAGTGGCTTATAGATAATGGCTACACTACTACTCAGAGGAGAGAGAAGTTAGATAAGGATGGTAAGGTAATTAAGGATCAGTTCGAGGAGATAGAGATACTTAAGGATGATGTAACTAATATAGCCTTAGCAACTCTACTTCAATCTGGCGATGAGTTGACTAAGGCTAATCTTAATAAGGCTATCCGAGCTGAGAAGAAGGCTGAAGAGAAGGGAACTGAGTATGCTCAATCTACTAAAGAGGGTGGAGCAACTGTATATGCCTCTGTTGGAGAGGGTATAGGTACTACCTCAGGTATCACTGAGGCTACTGCTGGTACAGAGGTGAAGACCTTTGATGAGGAAGGTAAGGAGATAGGTTCAGGTGATGAGGTAGTAGAAGAGGAGTTAGGCTTAACCTCTACTGAGGAGGTACGTACAGCACCTACTAGACCTAAGGTACTACGCTTCCATAAGTTAAAGAGTAAGAAGAGTGGTAAGTATACTGGTAACTGGGTTAGTGAGTGGGCTGGTAGTAACTATGAGATTAAAGCTGAGAGAGGTAAGGTAAGCCTATATGATGGAGATAACTTAATAGGTACCTTTGATAACCACTATGAAGCTGCTCAGAGTATTGGTGCTACCATTAAGGATATAGCTGGTGGTAAGTCTGAACAACAGGATACAGTAGTAGCTAGTCGAGAAGCTGAGAGAGAGTTAGTAGGTGGTAGAGCTGAGGTTGATGTAGAGAGGAGGAGAGCTAAGGAGGCTAGTAAGAAGAGGGGTAAGGTCACAGTAAGGAGGAAGAAGGTAGCAGCAGATGACAAGCTAGAAGACTTCTCTCTAGAGAAGGGTGATAGAATAGACAATAGAGAGACTAGAGCTGTTGAGGACGCTCAGGAGAATATCAAGGGACTTGAGATATCCTCTGTAGTTACCAAGGATATGACTCAAGAGGAGTTCCTACGTCTAGCTACCAGTGGACAGAAGAGGATTGATCAGATACGTGAGGAGGGCTTCATAGAGCGTGGGGATCTCACTGAGTATGATGAGGGAGACCCTAGTTCCTTTGCCTTCTCTGAGGAAGAGTTTAATAAGAGTCCTAACCCATACCTAGTAGTTGATAAGGATGGTAAGGTAAGAGGGCATGAGGGTAGGCATAGAGCTACCCTCTCTGAGGGTGTACTAGATACTATACCTGTAACTATAATCTATGAGGGTACAGTTACAGAAGAGCTTACTCCACAGTTTGAGCAGAAGGGGGAGGATACCCTTGAAGATCTAGGTATAGTAGAGACACCCTTCGTAGAGACCAAGGACCATGCAGAATTCAAGAGTGTAACTAATCTACTTGAGGCACTACAATTAGCTAAGCGTAAGGGTAATAAGGCTACTTCAGCACTAGCTAAGATGATCTTAAAGGTAGCTGGTGATACTGATCTGCTTAAGACCATTGTTACTCATGACCCTGGAGCTATAACATCTTACTATAGAGCTAGTACTGATACAGTGACAACTAATGATAGAGCTATGGAGGGACTACTCTATGGCACATTCATACATGAGGCAGTACATGCTTTAACTCAAGGTAAGATCAAGAGTAGTGTAAGTATTCGAGAGAGACTAGATGAGCTTATTAGTACCTCTATGGATAGTCTTCCAGATACCTCTCTAGAGATACTGACTAAGGCTAGCTTTGATGCTAAGTTAATTAATAAACATGCTGTTGCTCTTAAGGCTGAGTATGGTGAGAGAGCAGTAGTACTTGCGTATGCCCATGCTAACCCACATGAGTTCCTAGCTATGGCTATGAATAGTAATATGGTCCAAGAGTATATGAAGTCTATTGAGGTTGAGGCTAGTAAAGGTGGCTTCGGTAGAATGAGGAGTATATGGGATATGTTCATAAGAGGTATCCAAGATGCATTAGGTCTCTCTCCACTGTCCCATACGATGCTTGATGAAGTACTCACTGAGACAGCAGGGATTATCTATGAGGGTAAGTTAACTACACCTAGGTTAACAGCAGAGGAGCAGAGAGCTATTGATGAGAGCTGGGAGAGGGAGTGGGCATCCTTTGATAAGGAAGTAGAGGAGATGGATTTTGAGACTCTAGAGCTTAGCCCTAGTAAGGCTCTAAGTACTGCTAAGGCTGTAGGAGAGAGTACTCTAGATACATTCAAGGATGTAGTTAAGAGATACCTAACTCCTGTTAGTGATAGACTTATGGTGATAGCTAAGGATTTAAGTTATCGACTAAGCTATATGGATAGTACTATAGCTCGTAGAGTATCTGAGGCTATTAAGGTAGGTAATGAATTAGAGGACCAAGCTAAGGGTAATATGAATGATGAGGATCTTAAGAGGTTCTCCTATTTACTGAAGAGGGCAACTAAGAACTCTATTAGGGAAGCTAATGAGATAGCTAAGAAGAATAAGGTTGACATGGGACCAGCTCAACGTATCCTAGATACTCTTAGTAGTGAGATGGTAGCCGTAGAGCTTATTAGTAAGAAGAAGGGAGAGAGTGTATACTGGCCTAGAGCAGTTAAGGATATGGATGGTCTGCATGATCACTATGATAAGGAGGGTATCTTACCTGAGATTAAGAAGGCTCTTAAGGCTAGGGGTATTGAGGCTACTGAGGAGAACATAGCTACTATCATGGCTGATACCTTAGGCAAAGGTGGGTACCCTCAGCTCCTAGGTAAGCCAGGAGCATCCAAGGCTAGGTCTATGAGGAATCTAACTGAGGAGGGTGCTGAGTTCTACTTTGCACCCTTCGATGCCTTTCGTATGATGGCTGAGGATTCCATTAATAGTATAGAGCAACATAGACTAGTGGGTAAGAGTTCTAGATTGTCTCTAGAGATTAAGGCTACTAAGCTCGCTAAGCGGATAGATAAGATGAAGGGTGAGGGTCTAGATGTGAGTAAGGAGGTTGAGGATCTTAAGGTAATTGGTGAGGATCTGCTAGAGCCTACCGCTATTAGTAAAGGTGGCATAGGAGCCTTCTTAACTAAGGAGGGTATATCTGGTACAGAGCAGAGAGAGGTTAGAGATATGCTCTTCAATAGATTTAATGAGAGAGGTATGTCTGAGAACATGCGTCTACTTAAGCATGGTACCTTAGCTATGACCCTGCTTAACCCTACTACAGCTATTAAGCAGTTAGGTGATGTTGGTATAGCTATTACTGAGAGGGGGCTTAAGGAGGCTGTCTATGGAGTTAAGGCTGCACTAGGGGATAAGGCTGGTAAGTTTAACCTGTATGAGATGGGTATACAGCAGTATATCTTAGAGCAGGGAGAGAGACAGGATAGAACATCTCAGCTACTTGATAAGGGTTTTGGTATCTCTGGCTTTAAGCTTATGGATAACTTCGGTAAACAAGTATCTTACCAAGCTAGTCTTAAGGAAGTACAGGAGATGAGTAAGGAGGAGTTCCTTAGTGAGTATAGTGATGTTAAGTCTATAGGTAATCTAGGGGAGTTGTATAATAATATAGCGGAGGGTAAGGTAGGAGACAGAGGGGTACAGGACTTTATGACTTGGAGAGTATCTCAGATACAACCCCTATTCCTATCCCAGATGTCAGAGAAGATGCTTACTGCTGGTAATGCTAGAGTATTTGGGATGTTACTCCAGTACTCCCTACGTAGACTAGGTATGCTCTCTACCCACTTCAATAAGCTTAAGGAGGAGAAGGGTATCTTTGCTGCCTCTAAGTATGCTATAAAGGTCATAGCCGTACTGACTGCTGCTGAGTTCAGTGCTGAGTGTATAGCTGGACTACTTACTGGTAAGCCCTGTAAGGATATAGATCAACAGCTAGAGAAGACTATCTTAGGTACAATACTCCTAGATAGGTATACACTGGATAAGATGGGAGAGGGTAAGATAGCTGAGGGTATCTTAAGCCTTACTGGTGCATCAGCTATTGAGAGCGTAGATACTATCTTCAAGAGTTCCTTAACTCTCTTCGGAGATGAGGGCTTTGACTTTAAGATGCTTAAGAATCTACCTATGGGTAAGATACCATACTTCCTGTTTACTGAGGAGGGAGCTAAGGAGAGAGAGAAAGCATGGGAGAAGTCTGGTGAGTATAAGCATATCTATGAGGGTGATGATGTGACTAGTGTAGGTAAAGGGGATAAGGAAGCTATACTTAATCAGGTCAAGTCTAATGCTATGAGTGGTGCTGATATGTATGCTGGTGGAGTAACTAAGATGGTAGAGGAGTACAATGCCTAGGATAACTAAGGAAGAGATAAGAGCAGCCTATGATGGAGCTAAGTATACTAGTGGTCTCATGGTACAAGAGAACTCTGAGTTATACAAGGCTCCTGAGGATGAATTGATACATCCTAATAAGGCTCCAGAGGAGGGTGGTGGTCAAGACATTGCGTATGGTCATAAGCTTACTGAGGGAGAGGTAAAGAAGGGTGAGGTGTATGGCATAGCCTATACTAAGGGGATAACTAAGAAGGATGCTGAGAGGATACTTGAGTTAGATATAATCAAGCATAAGAATAAAGCGGAGGCTAAGGTAGGCTCCAGTGTGTGGAATGAATTACCTCAGGCTGGTAAGAACCTACTTACGGACTTTAGTTTTACAGGGACACTTCATAAGTTCCCCAAGATGTTAGCTGGTATCAAGAGTAAGAATAAGGAAGTAGTACTGAATGAGTACAGGAGGAAGTTCAAGAAGGGGGGTACTATGAGGGATATGGTAGAGAGGAATAAGTTCTCTAGAGAGATGATAGCGGGTATGGAGGATTACTTCATATAGTATATAGGCCATAGAGGTATCTAATTGATCCTCTATGGCCCTCTTAGTTTAAGCTAGTAGTGGCTGATCATTGTAGCCTACGGAGAGCCTGATAGCCTCCTCACGCTGTCTAGCAAAGGCCATACTCCTCTTAGCCTTCTTGAATGCCTTCTTGTTCTTCTTCGTTAACTGCTTACGGAACTTATCAGTCCGTATATATGTACCCTGAACCTTAAGCTTATGTAATACTTGAGAACCCTCTACCTTGACCATAGTACAACTGATCCAGTGGGGTAGGCCAAGGGCTAAGATAGCTACCCTCTGTTGACTAAGGAGTCTACGGGCCTGATAATCATAGTACAACTCATCTTCCATCCTCTTCATACTTAACTCTCCTATGGCCTTCATAAGCCTTTATGATTCTCTTCCTATATATACGTATGATATTTAGTGGCACATACTCCTCTGTCTTAAAGGCTACATACTTATCCCCTATGAGTACCCTGATATAGTGGAAGAAGCTCTTACGATCTGAACAACTCTCAACAGATTTAAGAAATACTGTACTACCTCTACAACTTATGATGGGGTTATCCTCTAGCATCTTCTTTACATTACCTAGCATACCTCCCCCGTACCCCTCCAGTCTAATTTAATGTAAAGCTCATCTCCAAAGGATTGCATCTTCTTAACCTTCTCTATACACTCAATAGTAAGTTTATCTATTACGGGTCTCAGCTTCTTCCTGAGGTTATCCTTGAATAACTCTGCTTCAGTCTCAACTATACTTGAGAGTATAGCGGGCTTAATCTGCTTCTCAAATAGGATTCTAGTTATCTCTACTATATGATCTGGGTCTCTACTTTCCATACTTAAATCTCCTCTTCCCTATTTTATTAATTAACTCATGACCCTCTTGATACTGACCACACCAGTGCATCTCATGCTTAGCTATAGGCTCAGGAGTAAGTCTGCACTCCCCTTGTCCATCAGTACCCTCATGTTTATAGTAGAACCTACATGAGATACATCTGTATGACTTTAGTTTACTCACGCCCTACCTCCTCCCTTATCCACACTTACTCCATCCACACCCACCACTACACTTCTCACACCCCTCAGTAAACTGGAGAGGACTACCACACTCAGGGCATCCCTTCATCTCCACCTCCGTACCCCTAGCTTGTTGGTACATCTTGAGTATCCTGCTGAGGTGACTAGCAACATCGTTGATAACTACTACGGACTTATCCAATTGCTTAATGATATCCGTGAGTGGTACCCCATACCTCATAGAGAGGCTTAACTGTCTACACACGGTGTTCCAGCAGCTATCTATACTAGCGTATGGAAATTTAACGAAGACTTCTACAGGGGCACCTGAGGCATCCTCAGCTACTATGATGTAGACCTTCTGTCCATCTACTGTCACTCGGTATCTTGTGGCTTTAAGTTCATCTGGGAGAACAGCTTTACTAAAGGACTCTTTGGATCTAGGATTATCCACTGGTCCTTGCTCTCTAGTATCTCCTTCGGTAGATGCACTAAGTACTTGTGTTTCCCTAGAACCATCTCGATAGATTGTGACTCCCTTACATCCAAGTTTGTATGCGAGTTCATAAGCCTCCTTAACTTCTTTGACTGTAGTGTCATTAGGCATATTAATTGTCTTACTAATGGAGCTATCAATGTGCTTCTGTAGCACCGCTTGCATCTTGATATGATCAGACCAGTGGATATCACCGGCACTCTTGAATAGGTCTGGGTTACTGACCATTAGATCCCACTCATACCCTTGTTCAATAGCTTCCTTCGCCTCTTGTGGTAACCACTTATTAGGCATGATAAACTTAGTTCCATCGAGTACCTCTTTAACTGTCACTGGTGCGTAATATGGCTCACAACCACTGGAACAGTCTGAAATCATTGATAAAGTTCCAGTAGGTGCTATGGTAGTCAGATTAGCATTACGTCTATAAGGTATCCCATCAGGTATCGTATCATACCCATCATAATGCCCCTCCTTCATAGCTAACTCGTAAGACTTCTTATCAGCTTCTCTAGAGATAAACTCCATTACCTCACCAGCAAGGGTACGCCCCTCCTCACTATCATAGGGTAGGCCCAACTGGATAAGCATGTCGTGCAACCCCATAATACCTAGGCCAATCTTCCGAGTCCTCTCCATGGCCTCCTGACACTCTGGGATAGGCATCACACTAGCATCTAGTATCCTATTGAGGAAGAGGACTCCAGTTCTAGTAGTATCTCTGAGCTTCACATAGTCAACTTGAAGGACATCTCTTGTAACAAAATCTTCACCTGTGAATGGCCCGAGACTCATCACATGATTACTTAAGTTAATACTACCGAGCGTACAGTTATGTACACCAATACCATTAGCCCAGAAAGTATTAATGTTTGATACCTCTACTATATCAAACACTTCTTCTGAACCAAAGTCCTCCACTGAGGCTACCTTATAAGAAGTCTCATCTGCATACCTACTCCTTACAAACTTATCCTTCTTAACGCTAGTCAAGAGACCTACAGTATCCATGAATATATTAGCTGATTGCTTAGTCACCTGTATACGGTACTGGTTATTACGGTTACTCTTGAATACAGTTGTAAACTTAGATGTATGGATACCTATAGAGTTAAGGTATGCTACAACTTGATTACCTAGCTTATCACTAGATGTTGCAAAGGCAACCTGAGTATTAGCTTTCCCAGATATTCCTGCATCTGCACTAAATAGGCCACGTATAAAGGATCTTTGTTGGGGGTCTGTCCAACTATAGAACTTACTAGGGAACTCTACCTCAGTACACCTACTTTTAACCATACCAAAAGACTCAGCTATCTCTAGAGAACTTTTCTTATCAGACTGGTGTTGATACCTCTCCTCTGTATTAATATTAGGCTTAGTTGTTACATCAAAGGTATTGATAAAGCACTGGCTAATACGATCTTTGATTTCAAAGTCACCATCCTTAGCATTGAAGGATATACCCACAGTGGTGCTATACCAGCCATCTCCATGAAGCCAGCCAATCATCTCATGTACTTCGCTAGGTGCATCATACAGTGTATATGGTGTGACACCTGAGAGAACCTTGACACTCTTACCCACAGTATCCTTAGCATCTACAAAAGATCCACTTACTAGTTCTATCTGATGATCTGGAGTGCATACTAGTGTTGACCTATTAGATAGGTTCATCTTAATTACAGGTTGAGTACCTTTGTTCACCACCTTAAGATAAGTATGTGCTTTGTAATCAGTGCCAATCACATGAGAAGTACCAGCCATATCCTCAATCTTACGTACACCTTGCGGGGTAGTAACAAGTGTACCTTTAGCTAAACAACTCTCATAAGGACGGAGTGGCTGTTCTCCACAGGGATTGGTACAATCGAGCTTACCAAGGTGTGGTACAGTGTTCCCCTTCTCTATGGTATCCATAAAGATGACACCCGGCTCAGCACTGGACCAAGCCCTCTGTATCAACTCATCCCATAATTCAGTATTCTTACCATAAGTTACATGAGGGTTAAGTACCTCATCCATAAAGCTATCAGTAATACCCACAGACAGATTAAAGTTACTCAAGACACCTTCAGTATCCTTAACACTAATGAAGTCCCAGATATCTGGATGATCACAGTCCAAAATACCCATGTTAGCCCCTCGTCTACGACCTCCCTGCTTTATTATGTCTGTTGATACATCCTGTACCTTCATGAAAGACAGAGGCCCAGATGCAACGCCATTAGTACTAGCCACAATACTATTAGAGGCCCGGATTGGAGAATAATTGCAACCGACACCACCACCGGACTTACTAATGATAGCAGCATCACTATAGAACTTATATATGCTTTCAATTGAATCCTCCACTGGTAGTACGTAACAAGCTGAGTATGCCTCAATAGCTGTCCCTCCGTTCATTAAGGCAGGGGAGTTAGGTAGGAAGTCCATATCTCTCATAGTATTTATGAATAGGCACTCCTCCTCATGGGCCTTACCAAAATATCCACCAACCCTCTCAGTCAGATCTTCCCATGTACTCTCTCCTTCAAGAAAGTAACGCTCCTCAAGTACTCGTTGTGCTGTTTCTGTAATCATATATCTTACTCTCCTCGTTGTACACTTCTGAAATCATAATGAACCATAAACTCTTTCTTACAATCTTCACAATACATCCAGACATAAGCTCCATCTGGTTCAAACTCTCCACTCTCATTAGGAAAGAAGTCTGTACCTTGGCAGTATGGGCACTTAGCTCTCTTTGTAATCTTAGTGAGGTAACCACCTCTACCTAAATCACTATCTCCTTGTAACTCCTTTACCTTAGTCTCAAGATCACTAACAACCTTCTTAATCTCTTGATAACTCATCTGTCTTAAACTTATACTACTCATACATCTACCTCCCCTATAACCTTCATCTTATTCGCTAGATACCATAGGCCACTTTGTGACTCTGGTCTCTTAAGCTCTATGTAATCCTCTATCTCTACCTTAACCCATACTCTATTATCCATCAGCTTTAGATGAGGAGCTATAGGCTCACTTGTGGTATGCCATCCAGGTCTATGAGGATACCCCTTGGTCTTATGGCTACAAGCTGAAGATCATAAGACCAAGGGGTATGCTCATAGGCCTAGAGTTCCATCCACCCTCTTTACTATAAGTTTATAGGCTATCATATACGCTCCTAGTACTTGTTACTCTAGACTTAAGCTTCTTCTTCTCCATCTTCTTCTGCTTAGGTTTAGCCTTGGTCTTTACCTTAGTCTTAACCTTAGTCTTTACCTTAGTAGTACCATAACCACCCATCATCTTCTTAGCCATTCTTATATCACCCCCTTTATCCTTTAGCCCTATTTATTATCATTCAAGTATTGCATAAGATCAGAGGCCAAGACGGACACCTGACCCTCATCTAGATCCAGTGCATTACAACTAGAGATGAAGTGGATTACTTCATGTAGTAGTGTCTCAGCCTTAAGATCCTCCGCTATGTTCTCATCAATCATTATCTCAGACTTCTCTAGAGAACACTCACCAAGTCTACCAGTACCTAGAGTTACCTCTCTCACTATGACGCTAAGTCCACTTACCTTAATTACTCTTGTATCACTCATCCGACCTATCTCCCAATCCTCATTTATTCCTACAGTATTCCAATCAGTACCACACTGATTACATAGACCAGCTAACACTAACCCATCACAATCCTTATCTGGACAAAAGTTTCCCATTAACTAACCCCCGAAGATCCAAAGCCACCCTTACCATCCTCCATATCATCCACTACCTCAAGCTCTGGGCTTACGAAGTGGTGGAAGATGAGTTGAGCTATACGCTCCCCCTTCCGTATATATAGTGTATTACCATATGACATATTGAATACCTTAGCCTTCATCTCCTGCTTAAAGGAACTGTCTATGATGCCCGTACTTATCACAGCGTTCCTCTTAAAGGCTAAGGAGGAGCGATGGATAAGTAATCCATACTGACCCTCAGGGATAGCCACTGCTATCCCAAGAGGGACTACAGCAGCAGACTGAGGTTCTATCTCCATATCCTCACCAGCACATAGATCATACCCTGCATCACCCTCTCTCATCTGCTTAAGTATACATCCAGGTCTTACTATTCTATACCTCATACACTCTCTATCCTTAAGTTCTCTGGAGACATCATACGCCTAACCTTCTCAGCTACTGTGATACCCTCATGTAACCTTACAGATGTCTCATGTTTTAACCAAGCTTTAAACTCTGGTAAGTTAACTATAGATCAAAATCCTTCTTAGTAATACTGAAGACTAATTGCTTACTCATACTACCCCTCCATATTACTTATCAGTAGAGACTCAAGGATAAACTCTGTATGCCAGAAGAATAAGAATCTCTTACGCTTTATCTCAACTCTCTTAACTCCAGATATCTCTTTTGTATAAGATCTTCCAGTAAGCTCAACCTCTTCCGCAGTACCATCATTCAGTAAGACATATGCTATATTACTCATTCCTCTACCCCCGTACCCTCAGGTCTAACCCATATATACTTAGGGTCATGACCATCAGCTTTTACCATAGTCTGAACTAGGCCAGCCTCAGTGGCAGCTATGCCTAACTCAGTCTTCTCCGTAGCATTAAACATAGTACAGGTAGTGAACATAAGCATACACATCACAATTACTATACAAGACATAAACCAGTTCTTATCCACTTATCTTCCTCTCCTCCAGTTCCAGGTGATGCTCCTCCAATCTCCTCAACTCCTCTACCCTACCATCAACTATACTATTACCGAACTTAGTCAGCAGGATACCTAACTCCTCAGGTAGCAGGGGAACAGCCATCTCATCTGGCCCCTGTTTAAGCCTGAGGATAGTTACCCCAGTCTCCAGTGTCTCTAGAGTAATTACTGAGAAGGAGGAGGACTTAAGCTTAATAGTATTTATAACTACGGTCTCTGCCTCTACGTATACCTTACTCATCCTCGATCCTCTTGCAGTAATGTCTTGCCTTACCAGCATCCTCCTTCACTCCACCCTTACGACCAAGGCGCATCAAGTACTTAAGAGCATTACCTAATAAGTAAGCCTTACGCCCATTCAATCCACTGAGCTGAATGACACGTAAGATTATATCCATTACCTCAAGTCCATACTCTGGGAATATCTGGTAGTGCTTTGGTTTATCTACTGGGTCCTCAAGTACTACGGGGGATATCTTATCTAAGTATTCATTATGAGCCTTACCAGCACCATTTACTTTAACTACCCCTACCTGCTTCCTCTCACCTACCCTTACATCCTCCAAATTAAAAGGCTTCATCAAGACTCCTTAAGTAATACACTGCACTCATTACGTAGAGCTAACATCTCTTTGAGTATCCTTTGTACCTTCATAGTCTTATTCAAGTTACCTACTTCGTACTTAACTCGCATATCCACAGTCCACATCACATATTTAATTATTATACCTAACATTACTTCACTCCTTCATAATATCCACAAGATATTAATTCATTACAACCTTTAGTATACAGACACTTAGGCACCATCATCTCAGCTAGATCCCTATCTACTATAGCTACTCCATCTCTGATCTTCATGACTACCTGAGTAGTCTCAACGGAGGCTTTAAAACATAACCTAGCATGGGCTAAACTGATAAGATGTTGGGCATTGAGTATGATCATATGATCCACTGGAGTATACCTACCCACCTGCTTAGACCCACCCCTATCACTCCTATTGCTACCTACGTAATGCTGCTGTCCTACCGCTGAGTGACGTACTAGGTGTGTTGATACGAAGGAGGGGATGCCATACATACATACCTTGAATAGCTGAGTACGCATAGGACTATGCTCACACTTATAAATATTCTCTAGAGAGATTGTGGACTCTACCTTATTATTCATAGTGAAGCGACATGCCTCTCTCATCAGCTCCTCATCAGTAAGTTTATTAACTATTACCTTCATAACTTAAGCCCCTTAACAACAGTATTGATACGGTCTATAGTAGCAGCCTGAGCTTCCTCAAGACCACGATAGAATAACTTAGGTAACATCCTATTCATAGTCATAGGCTCCCCTGTAGGTAACTTCTTACCTAATAAGTATCTAATAAGCTCCCACTCACAATAACTAGCCTCATCATTACTCTCAACATTCATAAGTATCTTGAACTCTAGATCCCATGGTCTCTCTTTATACACCTCTTGAACCATAGTACTACCAGTGGTATAATGCTCCCAGTAACTCTCCAGACCCCTCTTCTCACTCCACTTATTGTAACCCTTGTATACCTTACGGCCAATGTAGATAGTCTTCTCACGCTTATCAACTACACTATAGATGAATCCATACTTCCCCTCTTCTGGCTTAAGCCCTACCCAGTGATGCTTATCAATAGCCTTACTACGTACAAAGGTAGCCTCCTCTATAGTATCATATGTACCTAGGTTAACATGCTTGTATTCCTCAGGCCATACCTTGACACTGAACTTACCGGAGGGCGTAGCGTAGACCCCTTTAGGCAGCTTACGCCCCTCTTTATTATACTCAATCATACTTCAAGCTCCATTTCCCATATTAGTAATAGTGGTACCCATCAATTCTACAGCAAGCTTACCTATGACATCCTCTCTGTCCATCTTTACAGCTTGAGTAATATTACTAGCTAGAGCTACGAAGAATGTATGTGACTCCTGTAGTTCAAGGGCACTCACACTAGCCCAATCAATGCTATCTCTTGCACTACTAAGCATACCCTGAATGACACTTACCTTAGCTACTTCAAGCTCCTCCTCACTAGGCACCTCTCCATCCAATAAGCTCTTGATAAGTGGAGCTATATCTTTATCCCTAAGTACTTCCTTGATCTGTTCCTTGCTAGCACCAGCCTCTTCAAGTGTACTAATTAATTCCTCAATCTTCCCTATCATCCCTTCTTTCTCCTCATGTCCCTATTACACCTTAATTTAGTGAGGGAGAAGTTAATGTACTCCTCCCCCTTCCTTACGATATACTTATCAATGGTGATAGAATATATTTGTCGGTCGTCCCAAGAGCCACACCATTTAACTATGACATCCTCAATTGCCTTGATACAATTACTAGCATCCATAAGCGTACTACTCACACCAACCTCAAGGACTAACTTAAGATTACCTGTTAATACTAAGCCCTTACAGTAGTAGTAGTTCTCATTCAAGTACTTAAGTACCTCTCTAGAGAATTGCTTATAGTATATACTCCTACGCTTTACTCCAGTGTACATCTTATTAGTAGACAGGGGCTTGATAGGTATACGTAGGTGTAGACTCCTCTTCTTTCTACTCTTCTTAGGGCTACCCCGGCCCATCATATAGCCTCTCCCCTATCCCTCTTGATCTTACCACTCTTAGTAGGCAATTGGTACTCCTCATTCTTACCCCTACGGAGGAAGACTAGGGAGGCTACCGTCTTGATCCACATGAGGATACGGGTCAAGTACTCTCTATCATCCTCCCCATCCTCCTTCTTAGCCTTAGTCTTATAGAGAGCTACCATCATCTGTAATAACTCAAAGTCTTTAACTTGTTCCCAATCAACTGAGATGAAGGCCTTGTCAAAGGACTTAGGTCCAATACCTTTCACTGACCTAATATTATCAGTGCTATCTCCAGTAGCTATCTGCTTCCATAAATTCCTCTTCGCTGCCCCCCTACTAACCATAGTACTCTTCTTCTTAAAGGGGTCATAGAAGTGTCCATCAATCTGCTTAAGATCCTTATCACAACCTACGATTACCCATGGTATATTAAGTTTATCTAACTGCTTAGCCCTAATTATAACTAGGTCATCAGCCTCAAGATCCTCATCAAGCTTAGCCCCCTTATTCAATAGGTACTGCTTACATACACTGAGGTTCTCAGGTCGTCTGCCTGTCCTGTTACCCTTGTAATCAGGAGCAACCCTGTATCGAAAGTTAGTCTTACCAGTTACGAAGTACTCCGCTGTCCTACCATCAAATTCCTTAAGGCTTTCATCAAGGATCTTAAGTGCATGGGTATCTGGCTCAGGTCTATAGTGTATACTTATGTCCGTCTTAGGATCTAGACCCATGGTATGACAAGCTATAACACAATTCTTCTTATACTTGTACTCCTCAGTAAAACCATCAATGAGATAGTATCTACCATCAGTAGCAGCAGCAGCTCTATAGGCATGGGTATCAGCATCAATTAGGTATACTATATCCTTACCACCTCTGGTCTTATCGAGTCCTACTCTGCCACTTGAGGAATGGGGAGTACACTTAGAATGATGGCTCGTCATCACCATCCTCAATAGCATCAAAACCAGACTTACCACTAAACTCAACCAAATCTACCACTTGGATAGCATCAAGGTACACAGTAATCGTACTGACTGTACCCCATTTCCTTGCAACTACTTTAACATTAGCTACCGTACCATTACCAAGCTCATTCTCCACGATAGTCTTACCATCCTTACCTACGATGAGCACTGGATTATTAGGAGTACCATCCTTCTTCTCACACTTCTTACTAGCACTGAGGAAGTATCCATCCTTATCCTTCTTCTTGACATTAAAGCCCTCAGCCTTAAGGCTCTTAGCTAACTTATCATTAAGGAGGATATCTGTTACCCACTTCTTCTCTCCAGCAGGAGCACCCTGTGGTGTGTATTGATCGAACTGACCTTTTTGCACTTTAGCCCATTTCAGAACAACTCCATCAAAACGAAGGTTAACATATCCATCAGTGAATTTCTTATCAATAGCCATAGTAAATCTCCTTGGGTCCCTTAGGACCATTAAATTGTAGAGTAGTATTACCCTACATTAATCATTGTGTATCTTATACTACTAAACTCGCTCCCTCATCTTCCTAAGTCTACGGTAGACTCCCATCCTAGTTGATAGGCCAACCTTAGTAGCTACCTCCATCATAGTTAGTCCATCCCTAATACCCTCCATGATGCCTCTGTCTACCTCATCTCCACCCTTATATAACTTATCTAGTATCTCCCTAGCCTCTACCTTACCATCACCTGAGGGAGTATACTCAATGGCTCCATAGGTAACTTCAGATACATCTAAGTTAATTCTACGGAACCCAGGTACTCCCCATGCATTAGGCATCACCTTCCTATTGATGTACTTCCTAAGGTGATTACATACTTGATAATATATATACTTATGTACACTACCCTTCTCTCTAGAGAACTTAGGCATCATCTCTACAGCTATGAACTCAGCCTCACTCATCAAATCATCCCTATCAAGGGGGACATTATGGAACTTCCTCATAGTCCAGTTAACACTAGACCATAGGATCTTACGTAAGTCTATAGGATCTATCATACTTCTCCCTCCTTACAGGGCAATACCAATCACCAGCTAGTGCCCTGATCATCTGATCAATCACCCAATCCTTATGATGTGCTCCATCACAACCACCATTCTCTACACCAATGTCAATAGCTTCCTGTACTCTCTTATTCATACTTACTCCCCTTAAGTCTAGCCACCTCAACCTTATGCCCAATAAGAGCCTCCTCTCTTGTAGTATATCTTACCATGGTATCCTCATCTGCATCACCATCAGTAAACACCATAGTCTCAAAGAGGATAGGAGGTCCATCCCCACCATCCCTATGATCAAGACCAAGGAATACAGTTGATACCCAATACTTACCAACGTGTTCCTGCTTAACTACCTTGTTCTCCCAATCTGATATGAACTCAATGTACTCCTCTACACTACACTCTTCAGTACCACCTTCTTTATTACCTCTGTACCACATATCACTCCTCCTTTTATCAATGCGTATCCTTCCAGTTAGCCCCTATTTTGTACTCAGCAGTCACAGGTACTTTTATACCTAACTCCTTACCTACCTCAGTAGCTAGTTCACATATAACCCTACCTATATCGCCAGCATGTTGAGGACCACAATCACATTCCACTTGGATCTCATCATGCATCGCTATGACCTGCTTGGCATAGCTAGGTAAGAACTCATCAACCTTAATCATCCACTCCTTAAAGATAATAGCAGCAGCAGACTGGATCAGTGTATTAAGTAGCTTATGCTTACTACGGATGTATACCCTACGTCCATCAAGGGTCTTAATGTATGTACTGTGTATGGAGTAGGAGGCCTCAAGATCCTCTATAAGTAAATAGATAGCAGGATACTTAGCATAGAAGGCTGCCTTAATAGCATTACCATTCATACTACTATTAGCTATGGACTCAAGCTTAGCAGCACCAGCACCATACATAAGTGCGTAAAGTATTGATTTCGCAGTGTTTCTATCTACTCCCCAGAGATCTGCATTAGCTTGATGGAAATCACCCTTAAGTATCTCATCAACTAGATCTTGGCCACCCTTATAGGGTAAGCAATAGTGGGCTAAGACTACTGCCTCAATACCACTGAGGTCAGCCCCTATTAAGTAGCTATCCTTAGGTACAGTGAATAGCTCACGTAACTCTGAGCCATAAGGAGTACTAGGTCTAGGGATATTAACTACACCAAAATGCCTGTACCTTCCCGTATTTGTTCCGCATGTAAACCCATCAGCACTGATACGTCCATCACCACGCCCTCCCTCCTCTCTCTCACAAGCAAGAGCTAGGAGACCTGTCCACTTACCATCCTTCTTCCTTCTCGTCAGGAGCATACCTTTACGGTGCTTGAGGATGTTATAACGAGCTATGTCTTGACCAAGACCAGGAGGTAGACTTGAGTAGCTATCTTCAGTAAGCTTAGGTCCAGTCCTTACCCAACTTCCATCAGGTAACTTCTTACTGTTGTACTCCGTAGGGTTCCACCCAAGGTCCAGTAATAACTTGGAGACCTGAACAGGACTGTTAAGATTCAATGTATCTATCTTGATCTTAGTGAAGGGACCCTTGGCACATACCTTATCATAAGCTTCCTCTAAGTCTATTTCTGCCCTAATTGTATTATAACTCACCTCTTTAGCTTTCTCTAACTCACCTAGGGCTACTTGAACACCCTCATCATCCTTACCAAAGTAGTTCTTATTGACAGAAGCAAAGCTACCAGCCTTCGTCCTAGCTGCTTGTCCCTTAGTACCTATGGACCTAGCTTCCTCTTGCTTAGCCTTAGCTATACCAACTATGGAGACTGTCTTAGGTACATCCCTAAGTATCTTCATCTCTAGAGACCTAAGCTCATCCTTCAGCTCCTTATATAACTTGATAGCCTTAGGTATATCTAGCTTCACTCCATCAATTACCTGTTGAGCATGTATGTAGGCTACCTCTTGCTCAAGATCAAGGGCCTTATTAAAGTCTCCCCTAGTCTTCTCAAATTCTCCTATCAAGTACTCATAGACCTTAGTGCCTATGATGACATCACTATCACACCTCCACTTCATATCATCAGAGTACGTAGACCAGTCCTCATGCTCCACCTTCTGTTGGTTGAGGTGTAGTCTCTTAGCCCAATAGTCTAAGCCATGTCTACCCTCAGGATACATAAGACAAGAGATCATGAAGGTATCTATAATCTCTTGGCCCTTACCTGGACTCCAGCTATATAACTTATTGAACATCTTGAAGTCATAACCAGCTATGTTATGACCCACTAATCTCGTAGCTGTTCCTAGATACCTTAAGCCCTCTTCAATCTCAGTGGGGCCGAAGTGTCTAGCCTCATCCTCCTCTATACAATACGTAGATATACAATGGCATACTGTAACTCCTACTAGTAGGTCATTAGCCTCAGCATCAAAGACTATAGTCCTCTCCATTAGCCTACACCAAGCAGCTTAACGCTTACCTCAATACCTTTACTATCCCATGGTGCTTTAAGGATTGACTTAAGTCCCTCAACTGCTTCACCTACTGCTTCACCACCATAGCACTCAATGATAGCATTGTTACCTATGGACTCCTCATACTTAGGCATAAGTAATCCAAGTACACCAGCCTTTATAATGATAGAGCCATGGAAGTATACCAGTGTAGTCTGCCCTCTGCTACTGATAATGGCAATAGGATACTCTCTAGAGATATTAATCTCCTCAGGGTTTACCAGACCTGTATGTTTAACTTTGAAGGAATACTCCTCTTTAGCCTTACTCTTATCCACTTTAGCCTCCACCATTAACTCAAGTTGCTCTGGCCTGTATGCACACTCAAGACCCTGTGTATTATTTCTATCATCAATACGTTTACACTTAAGTAAACCATTATTTAGAAGTAATATAATTACATAAGTAGCACGACACCTACCATGGCCTACCTCAGACACAACTACCTTATCACCTATCTTAAACTTGCTCATCCTCTACCTCCACTAACTTAAGTTTAACTACCTTAAGATCATCTACAGTATACGGAAGATGAACCCAAGCATGTCTACTTAAGTACCTCTTAGCACCTACCCTAGTATTGAAGAGGTACATAGCACTATTACCTCCTCCATACCTATCACCACTTGGGTCTACTACAGCATACACATTATCCTTAATGTTCATCTACCCCTCCTTGACCATTGACTTAGGTACCCCATCATTCTTACAGGTCTTCTTCATATACCTGTTGCTAGCTATATGGAAGACAACTATACCCTCTGGGTCCATGAATCCTGGGGCTACTACAGAGCCACAATTAATAAGATCAAGTATAGCTATGTCAATAGATACTGTATCAAAAGGACCATGGAATAGCACAGGTACTACACTACAACAAGCTGGACAATTATCATCAGTCCATCTACCAGTATTGAAGAGGGAGAACCTACGCTCAGTCATACCATACTTACGTTGGATCTTAGACCCCCACCACTCACCATAGTGTCGTCCAGGTCCAAGCTTAAGTAGCTCCTCCTTATTCTCCTCAACCCACTTGGCAAATCCATAGTTATCATCCCATGGATATACCCAACGGTTACGGGAGCCAGCTAGTATATCCTTACCATCATCCCATGGATATACCCAACGGTTACGGGAGCCAGCTAGTATATCCTTACCATCATCACTAATGCACACTTGAGCATTAGTCCCATCAATCTTCTCAGTAATTACAATGTCTCTAGAGATACGAGCCATCTTAGGAAACTTAATAAAATCCATATGTACTTCCTCCTATTAGAATGTTGATGGACTCTCTACTAATCTCTTAAGAGTCTGATCATATTTAAGTTGGCATACCTTACCACTCTTACTCCCATCCAATCTACTCTTAAGTATTCTAACCTTAAGGGTATCCCTAATATCATCATCATCATTAAGGAGATCCCTCTCAAGTCCTAGTATAAGAGAGGAGTAACGGTACTGGCTCCTACTCCCAGTCATCTCAGAGGCTAGGACTCTACCACCATTCTCATGTGGCTTACCCTTAGCATTATTAAGGTGATTGACTAGAATAACAGATAGTCCAGTCTCCTGAGTAATCTTAATCATATCACCCATAATAACCCCAAGTAACTCATTACCCTCGCTACTATTCTTACCTATGACAAGAGAGGAGACTGGATCTACTATAGCCACCTCCATACCTAGTGAGCAGAACTGCCTCATGCTAGCTATCATAGCCTTCCAATCACCATTGTAGTGTGATGAGTCATAGATAAGGCAATTCTTCTCTAGAGATGTGGCTACTCTGTCTGCCTCTTTAGCATCATATGTAACTCCAGGTACACCGATGGCGACACCCATCTCATACGCTACAAGATTCCTAAGTACAGTCTCAGGACTCTCTTCAAGACTATAGATACCTACTCTTATACCATGCTTATCCATTAGCTCCTTATGGATAGCTCTAACGAAGACTGTCTTACCCGCTGATGGTGCTGCTGCTACACTTATGATTGATCCCTTAGATATACCATAGATAAGATTATCTAATGTAGGCCAAGGTGTTGAGTACCCTAGTGGTATAGCTTCAGATAGACTATGCTTCAAGTCCTTGATATTAACTAGGGAGGGTGGTCTGTACCTACCAGCATCAAAGTATGAACTGATAACCTCTTGCTCCTTACCCTCAGTTAACATCTCATTAACATCTTTATACTTACCTAAGTCCATAAAGAGGGCGTCTGGATACAGACTAGCACAATCCTTAGCGAAGACTTGACCAGCAGCATCATTATCAGGACATATGATTAACTTACTGAAGGATGATATGAACTTATGATTATCATTAAGACTCTTAAGATTAGCCCCAAATGGGAGGGAGCAGATGACTGGCTTAGCATACTTAGTAGTACCTAGGATTGTATCTAGAGACATAGCATCAATCTCTCCCTCAGTAATTACCAACGTCTTACTAGTGAGAGCATGACGTTGACCGAAGAGTTCAACCTTACGCCCCTTAGTACTAGTACCATGGGTCTTGAAGTCCTTGGGTAATTCTCTGTACTTGGTGCATAGATCAGTACCACCCACCTCATAGATAGGGTGACTCAATCTCTTCAAGTCTTTGCCCTCATAGCTACCATAGACTTGATACTTCTTAAAGGTAGCTGGTGGTATACCACGGTAATCACTCTCTACATCTTTGTCAACTCTAGCTGCTCTAGGTACTGTCTTAGCTACCTTAGTCCCCTTCCTCTTCCTACTAGGGATATCCTCTAGCATCTCAAAGATATTTGTTGTAATCTCTACGCTCCCACTTATACTTGATAATGTTTCTTCCACATCTTCATCCTCCTCTCCACCTTCACTTTCTACTCCATCCCTCTCATAGTATGACTTACCATTACCGTGGTAATCATACTTAAGGCAACACCACGTAACCCCGTCCTCCATTAAGAATAGGTGATCTCCATCTCTATCATGGCCTAGCTTTTGACATTGAGGGCAGCTACGATTACTCATCTCCTACCTCATATCTACATCTGGCACACACATCCTCACCAGTATCCATCATGATAGCACCACACTTACTGCACTCTGTATCAGGTAGATGAACTTTAGATCCACAAATCATATCTTTAAGTCTAGAGTTATGCCTCTTAAGTACTTTAACTTCCTTCTCTAGAGAACTAATCCTACTAAATGGCCACATATATCCCCCAATGCTAGTGTGTATTGTCCGGTAGGTACATATTAAGTACCCGATAAGTATATCTAGGTCAACTATTCTCATGATCTCCTCCAATCTTTATGAGGGTATCAGGTTTATAGTTACAAAGACCACCATCAACGGCAATCCTCTTAGCACTCATCCTAGTTATAATTCGTACGAAGTGTCTGACTTTACAGCGCCCACCATGAGAGGAGATAACCTTATCACCAACCTCTAGTTTATTTCCAAAGTAATCATTCATCACTCTCCACCTCCTTATCCATTTAACTCCTCTTACCTAAATCAATAGAGCCTAAGAGGAACCATAGGATAGCTATACCCCAGTGCCCTCCATACAATAGGATACCAATCATCACTAAGTAGAAGAGCATATCTACCCACTCAGGAGCATGATTAGTCTTCTTATACTGCTCATCCATATCCTTACTATTAATCAAAACTAATCGACAGGCAAGGTGTATGCTAGTGAATCCTATAAAGAAGTATAACGTAGGTTGATGCACTAAGGTAATCAGTGCAAGGGCCAGCAGTATACCCATGTTAATTAAGACCTTCTTACACTTCATCACTACACCCCCCTCTACATACCCAGTAAATCCTGGTGACATCTCCAGGTTCCATAGGATCATCCCGATCCTTGCACTTATAAATTACCTCAGTCTCCTGAGTAAGATCCTCATCCATATTCAACACTACTTTGCCACACTTATCACATTTATATCTCATATCAATACTCTAGCTCCCCATCTTCTATCTTTATAGTTCTCAGTACCTTAACATTACTGAACTTAGGTATACCTCTAGCAGTCTTATCATGGTACTGGACTTCAGCTACCGTCTTACGTCCACTTCCTACAGGATTACTACAATAAGCTTCCCATCCCCAGGCTGCCCTATCTTTATCACTCCACATAGGTACAGACTTAAAGGTACCAGCACTACACTTAAGCTCAAAGTATACTAGTCCATCCTTATCTCTCAGTACATTAGCTACTGGGTACTCAGCGGTAATTATAGGCTTCCTCTTGAGTATCTCTGGTGTCCTACCACTACAATAGATACCACCCAGTGTCCTATATACAGCTCCTTCGTAACCCTTATCAAGACAGTACTGATAGAACTCATCAGCCTCCTCCTCATTGTTAATGACTTTCTGGGGTACTACATGGATATTAGTCTTATCCTTATAGTACTCCCTGTACTCCTCCAGTATAGCCAATCTCTCAATGAAGGGTTTAGCTACTGGTATATCAAAGATAAAGTAGTGTAGTTCCCCTTTATCCCAGTGTTCATACTTAGTTACTACTGATTGGATTCTCTCTAGCGAAGCATTAGGTATGTATAACTCTCCATCAGTATCATGAGTTGAGCCTAAGTTAAGCCATATGTGCCTTGCTATAATAACCTTACGACCCCGGCTCATCAGTGGGGTATCCATCTCATATGTACATCTGATACCATCAATCTTACCGCTAGCTACTATGGGATACTCGATCTTATCCTTAAGATCATCCCACTTTCTCAATAGGGAGCATGAAGTAATCTTACCCTCTCCCTTCTCAGCTTCAGTCCTACTCTTGTAGTATCCCTTCTTCCTTAAGTAATTCTTACGCTTTAACACAGTCTTATTCTTAGCAACTGTTGAGCTATCATTCTTAGTATTCCCTATGCACTTAACCTTGAATACCTTAGTACCATTCCCATCTCTTCTCACCGTATAGCTATACTCATCTGAGTAAGCCATCACTACTTGGGTATCCTTACCCTTATAGATAGGCGGCAAGAACGTCAACTTAACATCATCCTCTATGATTAACTTAAGGTCCATCTCTTTACCACACTGAGATCCCTTATCAGATACATACTCTCCAGAGAGATTATTTAATTGTCCACCTACTCTACATAAGATATCACCCACCTTACTACCCTCATATCCAGCACCACCCTGCCTTCTATCATAAGTACCAGGACAATCCTTACCCACTACATAATACTCTACCATAACACCCTCCTCAGTAGGGCTGTATGCCCCTCTATAGCCCTATCTTTATCTTTAGATACTGTGGTATACTTAACGTCTAATGAAGAGGTAGCAGATGTCCTCCTTACGTCCTACGTATGCCTCTGCCTCATCCACATGGCAGAGACTAGGTCTATTGGTATGGAACTTACAATCCTGACACTTAACCTCTGTAATATCAATGTTGCTTCTATCTCTATTCTCATTCACTTTAGTCATTACTTAACTCCTTTATCCCCATCACTCATACTTAGCTCCTATAACTTAATTGTACGGATAAACCCCGCTATTGCAGTCCTTTCACCATCATCAGCTATCTTATTAGTGAAGGACAGATTGATAGCCTGAGGTAGTGGTAGATGAGCCTCCTCATGTATACTCAGCATTACCATAAGACCCCGTGGACTCAGAGTCAGACTAATCTCATCCTTAGCATACCCACTCCTAACTAAGTTCGCTAGAGAGATTAACTTCCGTATATCTGTACTCTTAATCTTAGGATACCTCTTAGTGAGCATCTTAAGTTCCTGCCCTTCGCTTAAGTAGTCCACCTTAATAGTGATACCGATACGATCAAGAGTACTGGTGTCCTGTAATTGAGTAGACCCAAACTTACCTATATCATCACCAGTACCTAGGACATTATCAGTAGTGAAGATACGTGCCTCTACTACAGGTATGATAGTCTTATCCTTAACTGTTCCAGGCATATCATCAATGATTAAGACACCACCCTTCTCCAATAAGCTCTGAAGAGTCATCATAATACCAGCAGGGATCTTAAAGATCTCATCAATACAGATCATGTATCCCTGCATCAAGCCTTGAGGAAGCATGCCTAGTTTGAAGTCCATACCACCGACCTCAGCCCATGGCATACCTAGGAAGGATGCAGGATCAACACCATCCTTACCACCTAGCTTCATGTATGGTTGTTGTATCCATGCAGCGAACTGGTGGATAGCAGTAGTCTTACCAGTACCTGGGTATCCCTGGAGCAGTATCCTCTCATTCAGCTTATAGCCAATGATGATAGCCTCAAGTACATTAGCATCCCAGTAGTACTCCTCATTCACATCCGGGATATCTTGACTTAACTCATTATCCCAGTGACCATGGGGGTAGAAGGAGAATACATGATCTACTCCACTGTCCGGCAATCTTCCATCCGTGATATCACTGAGCTTAAGCTCTCCATCACCTGTTATCACCGGAATTACTTCGGGTTCCTTCGGCTCCTCCTCTTTCTTCTTCGCTAGAGAACCGAAGTTACCAGCCTCACTGTCCAGTAAATCGTCTAAGGCCTGTTGGTCATTACTCTTGACCGAAAGAATATCACCTATATCCATAGCACTCCCTTGCTCCTCGTTTTCCTCAGTTATATTCCTCTTAATCTTACTAGGAAGCATAAACACATCACAGTTATCTAAGTGTACATCACCATCACTATCTATAAATACTATAGTATCAATACCTTTGTACTTATATCTATCATCATACTCAACTTCATCCCCTGCTTCAAGCCTCATAGCTCCACCTCCTACCTAATTATATTCTTAGACATAACCTGAAGGATAGCTGGCTCTAAGTCCTCAGCATCATTAATAGTCTGGAAGTTACTATAGTAGTCCTCTACACATTGAGTGAAGATACCTATAGCAGCTAGGTTTACCCTACCATCCTCCTCTATACTCTTGCATACTTTGCGTAAGTACATTCCACTATCACCATACCCATTACCCGCTGGTTGTCCATCAGATAGGACTAGGAGTACTTTACTACGCTCCTTCCTATGCAATAGATGCTCCATACAGTACGTCAATGCCTCTCCATCACTATTACAACCCATGCTGACGTTATAGCTTAAGAAGCGTTTAACGAGTACCTCTCTAGAGACTAGTGTCTCCCCATATCTCCTGAATTGGTGGTATAGGTTCATACTCTGGCTAGTACTGAAGCCTATGATCTCATGGTTTATCTTAAGGTCTTGTAGTATGAGACTAGTAGCTATACAAGAAGCTGAAGCATACCTAAACTTAGTGCCAGACATAGAGCCACTACAATCACAGAGGATGGATACCGCTGTCTCAATCTCAAGCCTACTACTATTCTTCTGCTTAAAGATTGATGGGATACCCCCACCCCTATTAGTATAGACTCTACTGATAGCCTTATTATTAAGCCTACCCTTCTTAAGTCCATACTCATAGCCTGATTGACGCATACTTAAGAGGTGACGCTTGACCTTCTTACTCAGCTTCAGTGTATCAAGCAGCCTATTAAGCTCAGCTACTTCAGGCTGACGTACCTCCATATTAGGCACCACCTCTCTAGAGAACTCTTGAGCATCCCTAGGTATATACTCATGGCTATCCCAATCATACTCCACCTCCATCTTAGTGGATTGACCAAGGATATTAGCAGACTCTAGGGCCTCTGAGGCATTGAAGCCTACACCATGCTCCTCTGCTCCCCCTTCATCCTTGATACTACTATCTCCAGGCTGATCCCCCTGTCCGTCTTCATTATCTCCTCCTCTATCTTTGCCACCCTCACCTTCTTCATCATTACCACCCTCCTGTTGATCCTCTTGCTCTTGCTCCACTGTCTCCACTAGCTGAACTAACTCTCTTAGCTCCTCCTCAGTACTGCAATGGTTGAGCTTAGGTATGAATCCATTCCTCTCTAGAGTACTTAACTCATCATCGTGGACATAGGATTGCCAATCATTCCTAGCCCTAGTCAATGTATGCATAAGTTGCTCTAACTTATCATCACCTATACTAGAGGTATCGAAGCCATCCATAATCCTACTTCTATGATTACTAAGAATCTCATCTCTACCCTCGTACTCCCCTAGCTTAGCCCTCTCAGCTATATAGTCCGTGAGTAATCTATGAGTTGCCTCACTACGACTACCCTCCTCATACTGTTGGGACTGAGTAAAGGCTACCTCCTTAAAGTTATGACTGATACACCTATGTAACTCAGGTTCATATACATCAAGATTCTCAGGACTCGGGGCGGATAAGTGGATAGTACCATTATGAGAGTATGGTCTGAAGGTAGCATCACCACGGGAGCTAATGTTGATCTTGATATCATCTTGGTTAGCCAATGATTTGGCGAATGTTAAGCTACTGTTCAAATCCCACCGCATACTTATTCCTCCTTAAGTTAATTATTATCATAATAAGTATACTTAAGTATTAATTACTTAATCCTCTACCCGATCTAGATCCTTTATCACCTTATCTACAATCTCAAGTATTTCTCCCCTAGGGCCAATAGAGCGACCACTTTTAAGGATAATAGTAATCTTAGTAATAGCCTCAAGTAATATCATTGTCCTATTTTCCCACTTCATTACTTAACCCTCTGCCTTTTAAGCACCTTAATGCTGGCCTTATTTACCCTTGTACTGCGCTTAATACCCTCAAGTATACCTAAGCACCTTCGGGACTTAGTGTCCTTCTCTGGGCGATTCTTGCACTCCTCAAGGGTATCCTCCAGACCAGTACGGATGAATGACATATGCATATTACGGTACTGGAGTAGTCTAATGTCACTCTTAAGTATACTATTCCGTACCGTCTTAAAGGATGCCTTAGTCTTAGTTAATTGTCTCATTACCCTCTACCATAGTTAAGGTAGTCTTAGTGACTTCATCCAGTGCCTCTTCAGTATCCTCCCCCGAGAGGAACTTAACCAGTACAATAGCTCGCTTAAGTACTAGTAGATCAAGCTCCATCTCCTCAGGTATAGGTAAGCCAACCTTATCAGCTACCTTAAATATGGACTGGAGAGAGCTTAAAGCTGTACTCAGGACTATAATAGTAGCCTTCTCCATCTCACTCTGTACTTGGTCTTTACTCTGCTCTTTATTACTCATAATTGGACTCCCCTTTTCCTATTCATCTCTCTAGAGACACTGCTTTTACCCTCTATGGACTTAGCATAAGCCTCTACCTTGATACTTCTGGACTTCCTAAGCTCTTTATAAGCCTTCTTACTTAAGAAGTCTCTGCCTTCCTTACGCACTATAATAGTATTGCTAGAACGCATAGTGATCCTCTATCCATTGTTTAGACTCTCTAAGACCCATCTTCATCTCATTCCTAAGGTGCTTAATCATCTTAATCTTAGGGTATTCATTACCTGAATGTATAGCAGTAAGTGCCTCAAGTACCTCTAATGGGACTCCATCTACATCTGGATATCTACTATCTATAACCTTACGGCAATCTCCAAGGGGTATATAGTGTCCATTAGATAGGATAATCATATTCCTTAGGTGTATAGCTAAGTCTTGATGACAACACTTACGACTATGAAGATCATCAAGTATCTTACCAACTATTTGTTCATTATCCATGTTACCTCCTTATGTTCACTTCTCTAGTATGTACTTAATTTAACTTAATTCTCTGAAGGGATAGACAATGCGCTATCGGTACCAATAACTTATTATTAAGCCTATCCCTTCAAGGAATTAACTTATGGTTTATTATGACTCGTGAGCAGTTCACTAGGACTACTGTAGCCATACTATACCTATGTTAATACCTTATGTACTTATTAACTCCCCTGGAGTACTACCTACTTATACCCTTATGGGCGGGCCTCTAGCTCTAGCATCTTTATTATTATTATCCATTATCCTATCCTCCATATCCTTTAGTATATCCAGTCATTACATCACATAAGTCCACTACCTCAGGCTCCATCCAATCTATATGGAAGTACATTAGGTATCCATACTCATCCTCATAGATCATAACTCTACCCCTCAATAGGTTCAATAGTGATAGCTTCAGTCACCCTAATCCAATCCATATCCTCAAATACGCCATCCATATCCTTACTATTATTGCCCCATGCTAGGCCATCCTCAAGGCATACCAAGCAGTACTCTGGTTTATCAGATATTCCGGTGGTATTAGCAAGGATGTAGTGATCCTCATCAGTATTCTTGAAGATATCCCCAATGGTGAACTTATGTTCTACTCTACCAGTAACATGTACTCTATTATTAGCCATAGTTTATACCTCTATCCCTATTATTATATCTAGGTTAATTCCTAGTCAAGTACATGTCTAGTTGACTTAATTGTCTCTAGAGTACTTAAGCAGTAATTAAACACTCTTTAAGGTAGCGACATGCACTGATAAAGTCTGGAATTGGTCAAGTATATCACTATACTCAATCTTCTTAGCCTTCCCCATTGCTACATCAATACCCTTAATAAGCCGAGTAATGGCTTCTAAGGAAGTCTCCGTACCTGTACAGAGCTTGAGGATACCACATCTAGCAGCTACCTTTCCATCTCCAGGTAGCAGTACACTACACATACCAGCCTTTACAATCTTGGCTATATCACTTGTATACTTCATAATTGGTCGAGTCTTCTTATCTGTAGACCAAGCGACCTGACCCTTGGCAGTCTTCTGCAATTCCTGCCCTTCCTTCAGTATTTCCTTCTTAAGGTGGTCTTGTAGTGCTTCCCTGATCTTATCTTGATCCTCATATTGCTCCAGTATGTCCCAGTCTATGTTTCCCTCAAGGTTTCCTAGGAGGTTACTCCAAAGTTTACCTTGATTATTACTTAGATTACTCTCAGCGTTACTTGTGAGATTACCAGCATTGAGGACTGACGCCATATCTCTATTTTTAATTACTTCATACTTCAGTGCTTTTGTTGTATCACTCATGTTATACCTCTCCGGTTATTTATCCTAGGTTAATTCCTAGTCAAGTACTCTAGTTGACTTTATATCCACCTAGAGTACTTAAGCAGTAATTAAGCTATACTATCCGTATTATATCCGAGTGGTGTTGCCAGAGGGGTCTTCTTAGCATCCTCAGCCATACGGATATGTTGAGTATGCCCTGACTATCATCTCTGTATAGCTGAAGAGTCCATCCTTATAGTGTTCAAGAGTAAAGAGTAGTCTCAATTTGATCTGTGGGGGATACTTTTGTAGTCTTTGCCATGGTGTTACCTCTCCTGTTATCCTGAGATTATCATATCTAAGTCTGTTGTAGCCACGTAGTATAGCCAGATGAGTCCATCATACTCCATAGTTATAATCATGTTATACTCCTGTTATACTTAATTTATACTTCCTGTCTATTATAAACTCTATAAGGCTACTGAGGTACTTAGTATTACTTACTTCAGTAGCCTTAACAATTTACAATACAAGATACTTAGAGCTTGCTAAGGCCCCTTTCTCTCTGGACTAGGTCATTACCTAGCCATTCTACTCTATCCTTAATCGGTTTACCAGAGTACACACATTGTAGTGCAACTGTTACCTGGAAGTAGTTCGTAGGCTTACTAGGCCTATACCTTATACGCTTTGTCCCTTTTAGACTGGAGGAGGGTTGCCATAATCCTTCCTCAGCGCTTACCAAGTGGCTCCGTGATAGTTACCCCTTATTAGGCTGTCCTTGCGTCTTATCAAGGTTCCTTGAGGGCGGAAAGAGTGCGCCCTGAGCCTACCATGTTCGTAAGCTCTGTGTCAGTCATCTCAAAGATCGTTGGTGTATCACTCAGCATCCATCGGTAGAACCGGGGTTACTGGCATGTTGCTTTCCTGCTGTACTTCTTGCGGGTTGTCCTCCGTTGCTTATTAGTCTTTAAGGTTTGGCTTGTTGCCTGCCTTCTCTGTGTATCCTTGGGAGTGTTTGGGTTCCTCTCCCTTCACTCCTTTACCCTTTTCCCTCGAGTGTACTCGGGATTCTCTAGAGAAACTGATAGGGGTGGGGGTATAAACCGAGGGGGTAGGGGGATCTTAAGGTGACTGGAGGCCCGCCCAGGTGTGG